TGTTTGCTGCTCATTTTTGAGAAGCAAAAAATCTTGATTTTCTGTAAAGCCGTATTCAATCATTCTATTGAACCAGTCGGCATATTTTGTTTTAACCCCTAGCGCCTCATGTAGTTGTCTGCCTGAAACTACTGGCTCGTGATTGTCATTAAGTGTAACGTTGATAATTTCGTTCATTTACTTTTCCTTTCTTTTTTGATATAATTTAGTCGTAAATATTTTTGTAAGCGCCTCACCCAGAGGTGCTTTTTTGTGCTATAATCATCTCGAAGGGAGGTGATTATGATGAATGAACAAGATATTAAAAATATACTTGAAGAACACGGTATAGATAACTCTGAAAATCTTTCAAAAGCTCTCGCACAAGTTCTGGAAGAATTTTCTAAAAATAGTAATGCTGCTGCAGCTTTCGCTAGCTCTATTGACGCTCATAATGAAATGAGAGAGCGCATGAGCGGAGTTGTTCGTTAGTTCTTCGTATATTTTTCTGCGTAGCTGCGGAGGGCGTTATAATCACTTTCTGTTAATGTGATGCCCTTTGTCAGCTTTTCTTTTTGCTCTCTGATAAGATATCTACATGCTTCATTTAATGATTCAAAGTTTTCCTCACCGAGTGCTTTTCTTAATTCGATATACTTTTCAACGTTTTCTTGAAGTTGTGTTTGTTCCATGTTTGTTTTCCTTTCTTTTTTTAAAAAACTGACACACCACGTTCATCCCAATACTCAATAAAATCCTGTTGACATTGGCCGTCATATCCGCAAGCAAAGAATGCTAGGCCATAATTGCTTTCGCTTTCCATTTTTTCCTCTAAGATATCTTTGTTAGCGGCGCAAAATCTTTTAAGATCTTTTAATTCTTTCGCATTCGGATGAAACATTGTCCGATTATCCTTTTCGTTTACAACGTGGTAATTCCAACCTAAAACGGTCTTTTCGTACCTGTATCTCATTTTTGATTTTCCTATCTGATTTTGAAATCTTCAATCACACGAGCTACAAAACGATGTGCTTGCGGATTTTTTAATTTACCATTCAAGATATTTGTTACATCTTGACGGGCCATGTTATATTGAACTGCTAATGTTGCCATTGTTAGATTATTCTCTTTTAGATAATCCAATACCTTTTGACGACCATTGTCCATGTTTGGCATAATACCCCTCCTTACTTTGTAAGTTAAAAAAATAACTAATAATACAAGGAAAACGCTTCTGCTCAAACTTTTTAGCTAAAATACCTTTACAAAACTTCTTACTTTTTGTATAATTTGATTACCTTTATACAGAAAGGAGCTGATGCAAATTGGCAGAATTTTTGAAAGGTACTGTGTCTCAGTAGAGTTTGGATTCATTTTGTAGGTTACCTTTTGCCTACCGTACCTGACTAGCAGGGTTCAATAGGGAAGCTAGCTTTTTCTCGGCGTCTTAGCTAGACGACCAAATATTTTTAAAATAGCTGACATTTTTCTTTAAAGTGTCGAAAAAGCTAGTCTTCCAAATCGAGAATCAAATTCTATTTCAACTACAGTGCTGGGGACGATACCAGCGAAGTGTTGTTGGCTACTGCTATTAGCTTGAGCAGAACAATTTCCGTAGCGTACTCTAGATAGCAGCTAGAGTACGTTTTTTTGTTTTGTAAGAAAATGAGTTAGTAAATTATTTTATAAAAATGCTTGACAATTTTTAAAGAAAGTTTTAAAATGTAGGCATAGTTAAAAACATTGATAAAACGCTATATCTATCAATTCAATGCGCTCGCCAAAGCTATTCAATTTTAGATAAGTTTTACTTCGTTTTTTCTAACTCATTAACTTACAAAAACTATTTTACAAAACTCTTTAAAAATTGTCAAGCATTTTTATAGAACTTTTTAAAATATTTTTTGTCATGTCCTAGAAAGGCTGATATGACAATGTTTCCGACGTTTGAAATAATTAAAGAGCTAGCCCAAAAGAGAGGGTTATCTATAAATGCTCTTGAAGAAAAAATTGGTTTTAGCAGAAATTCCTTGTATTCTTGGAAAAGCAGCGAACCAAAACCAAAAAAACTAAATCAAGTCGCAGACTATTTCGGAGTATCCACCGACTACTTGCTTGGTCGGACAGATAACCCAGCTATCGCAGGAGAAAAAGCTCCAGAGCATGAAATAGAACTTGATGACTTGGACGGCCGCATCATGCTGTTTGACGGCAAGCCCTTGTCAGATGACGACAAGCGAGCCATTAAGGGCATCATAGAGGGCTACCTCAATAGCAAGAAATAAGTTTAGGTGAGGGAGATTATGGATAAAGAAAAAGAACTGTTGCAGCAGTATGAGGTATCACTTTATACTTTTGAGCCTGACCAGTGGTCTGGCCATGGCTTTTACGATGCAGAGACGAGGACTATTTTCTTAAACAGCTCCTTGTCTTCTGCAGAACGCCACAGAGTATTGCTACACGAATTAGGACACCTAGAGCATATCGGCGCTATCTACCGTCATTCTTCTATAAGATGTGAGAATGAAGCTAATAGGCACATGATCCATAAGCTATTAGAAGAAGAACTTGCATCATCGGACGACCATCAATCATTTAACTTCTTACACTTTATGCAAAAGCATAAATTAAAGACAGTAACAGACGAATTGATGGTCATTGACGAATATTTTCAATTGATTGGTTAATTAAAAACAAAATAAAACAATGTGCAATCGCTGAACCACATTAAAAGCTGCAGGGAGGATTTTATTATGGGAATGTTTGCTCAACGTTGTCCTTATTGCAAGTCGACTGAAATCGAATTTATGGCTCAAGACAGAAAAGGATTTAATGGTTGTGTTGGATGTATCGGTTTTTTGATCGCTTGGCCTTTTCTACTCCTGGGACTGGTTGGTAAAAAAGGGAAAAATAACTGGCATTGTAGAAACTGTGGCAGAACATTTAAAGCAAAAGCAAAGTAAACCAAAATAAAAAATCCCTACATTCTCGGCCGGCAAGCTTGAATGTAGGGAAATCCTGTATAAGAAACAACCATTCAAAAGGTCGTTTTCTTGTACTCATTTTACCAAAAATGAGGAGAAAAAACAATGTGGATAGAGAAATTAGAAAACGGAAAATATAAATTTTTCGAAAGATACAAAGATCCATATACAGAGAAATGGCGCAGAGTCTCAGTTACACTAGATAGTGGCTCTAGTCGAGCCAAAAAAGAAGCTCAAAAGATTTTAGATGAAAAGATCGAGAATGTTCTCCAGAAGCTCACGACATCAGACAGGCTGTTTGTCGATGTCCTGGAAGAATGGTGGGCATTTTACCAAAAGGAAGTCAGGCGGTCTAGTGTCCGTGCTCGTACACCAGCATACAAAAGACTATCTAATAACTTTGCACCTAATGTTCCTATCCGCAATATCGATGTCGCTTATATTAAGAGATATATTGCTAATTCTGACTACACAGCTGCTCAGCTAAATCATATCAAAGTTGTCTTAAATGGAGTGTTTGATTATGCTCAAGAGCTAAGGATCATAACTGATAACCCAGCTAGAGCTACTACTCTTCCTAAACGTGTAATGACATTAGAAAATATGCAGTCGGTCACAGAGAAATACTTGGAGCCAGAAGAACTAAATGCACTCTTGAAAGAGTTATATAAAAGCACTAGAACATACAGAGCGGGTCTATTGGCTGAATTTATGTCTTTGAACGGTTGTCGAATTGGTGAAGCTGTAGCTATCGAAAGACACAATTACCGCAGAGAAAGCAGAGAGCTTGATATACACGGCACACTAGACAGCATTGACAGAAACGCTAAGAAAGAACTGACGAAAACTATATCAAGCTATCGCACGACTAACTTGACTAATCGTGAAATCGAGATTATCGACGAGTTTATCAAACTAAATGAACTAGCCACTAGTACGAACCCGGAACTCTCTGATACAGATTATATATTCCTCAACAACCATGGGAAGCCAATCCAAAGAAACGCTTTTAACATTACCCTGCAGAAAGCAAATCAGAGATTGGATAAGCCGATTAATAAGCCCCTCAGCTCCCACATCTTTAGGCATACACTAATCAGCATGCTTGCCGAAAAAAACGTACCTGTAAAAGCTATCATGGCAAGAGTAGGGCACAAAGACTCTAATACTACGATGCAAATCTATACACATGTAACAAAGAGCATGAAATCCAATATAGAGAATATTTTAGACACAATTGCCAATGACCGAAAATAGATTTTTGCCCCTTACTTGCCCCTTATAACAAATAAAAACCTTGCTAACAACGCTGAAACGTTGATATAGCAAGGTTTTTTAATTCCTATTAACGTACTGTACGGGTGTGTCTCGCTGTTCATCTAAAAAGATAAAATAGCGTTAAAACGCATTATATAAGCATATAAAGAGATAAAACTATCTATATTTTTGCCATAAAAATACAAAAGTTTTAAACTTATGCCCCCTTTTTGCCCCTCGAAGCAAACAAAAAAGCCCCGACCAATCGGCCGAGGACTTCCTTTTATATTAAATTTTAAGTGTAAGCAATTTTTAAATTTTTTTGAGCTTGTAGCCACTGATTAAACGGGCATGCACTGGGAAACCGTTGCTACAGTGATACTCTGGAATTTCCAGACCGCCAGAGTTTTTCTTGTAACTGTCTTTAATAAAACGCAGTTCTTCTGGATGGTTGATATAGAAGTATACACCACGAGTCGCATCTCCTAGCCAGATTTCGTACTTGTTAAAACTACCTACTTTTTCGTCGAAAATCATAAGAAACATTAGATTGTGTCCTCCTCTGTATTTTTTTAGACTCGGAGCGCTTGCGGGTGTCGCTCCTCCACCGTTTGCTATTTCCTTGGCCATACGGACTAAGCGGTCAATATCAATGCCGCCAGGACAAGCGGTGGAGCTTACTTCACCATGCTTGATAATGTGTTCCCGATCAATCGGGATACCGTGACGCTGGCAGATATCGGCTATCAAAGCTGCTGACCGTTGATAGGTTGCTTCTGCTATTGTCCATCCTGGCTCTAAGGTTTCATTTAAGTGTTCAATGCCGATTGACCTCTGATTCATCGGATAGTTACCGGCGTGATAGGCAACCATGTTTTCCCCTACGCAGCCCCAGAGTTTGTCAGGAGTTACCTGATAGTGTGCTGAAGTGCCAGCCGCACCGCCTACATACCATGTGGAACGAGCTACGGCATCATTAGTCGTAGCGTTGTGATGGATAACGATACGGTCAATACTAGTCCGGTTTCCATCCGCATTCATCATGTTAGGGTCTACATCAGTGATAAGGCCGCTGAAAATATCCCCATTGATATTTTTAGTTGGTAATGCCATATTTACCTCCTTTCATTTTTTAAAGCAGTCTACTAGGACCACTAGTACATAAAGTGGGGCAAGGAGTGCCAGAAGCACCACAGCTAGCAATATACGCCCCGCATTTATCACCTTAGTCATACTTTGGCTCGTCGTAGGTCAAAGCATCAGCACTGTCGCCAAAACCTTTAGTCGTAGGGTCTGGAATGATGTTTAAGATATTAACAATAGTCAGCCCTACAAGGTAAGGGTTATTGACGAATTTTACAAGCAGAGAGCCTATAGCATTCCAACTTGTCAAATCTTCAAACTTGATGCCGAAATACGCCAATACAGGCAGTGCCAAAGCTAGGATAAGACGTAGGTAAAATTGACGGTTTTTAGAATTAAAACGTACTTTCCAATTGATTTTGTTCATGATTTTAACTTCCTTTCTTTTCGATCATGATTTTGAGTTCTTTGACATCTTCTGTCAAATTCTTGATTTGCTCTGTCATAGCGACGAGAGCTTGGTTCTGCTTGTCGTGGTCATCTAATCGACGTGTATGGTCTTTCGTCTGCTGCTCCAAGAAGCCTAAGCGCAATTCCAATGAGTTGATTTTGGTTGCTTGCTCAATGCTTTTCGCACGCAGAACATTGTAAAAACCGTAGACTGTGATAATAAATCCTCCTACTGTTATTAAAAGCTGGTACTCTGGTTTCAAATAATAATCACCCCCTTTCTAGTTAATTGCTAATGTTTGGCAGCACGATAGTCCATGCCCCAGACTTGAGCATGTCTTCCGCAGACTGGCCAGTATAGTTGTAACCAGTAGCACCCGTGTATTTGACAATCGTCCGATTTCCTTGCTGCCACTTCGGATTGGTTGTGTACGGATAATCGATAGTGACGAAAGTAGGTCCTGTATATCGCTTACCATTAACCGGTGCATCAATCTTCTGCGCCAAAGCTGTGTAGCTATTGATGTCCAGACCACCAGAAATACCAAGAGCGATATAAGTGACCAGTTCGAGCAATTCTTTCAGCTCTGCACGCTGCAGAGTGGCTTCTTGCTCTTTCTTGTCGGCTTCTTGGAATTTCTTCTTGATTTCCTCGTCCTGCTCTTTCTTGGCACGGTCTGGGAAGTTTTCCTGATAGACGACCTCCAAGGCCTTCTTTTCCAGTTCTTCGACTGGTAAGTCAATAGCTTCTTTTGGAAGCAATACCGGGTAGAAAGCGCCCTCAGCATTCGTTAGAATGACATGAGTGCCCTCGACTTCGTTGTTGGATGATGAGTAAATCCAACTCTTGCGATTAAATTGTAATTTAGACATATAACTCCTTTTCTTTTTTTAAACAGACCAGCTTATCTGTGTGCCTATGTATTTATCGTTAGTTGCAAGCAAGGTCATACCTCCGTCAGGATTGATTTGCAAGTGCCTGTCGTTACTTGATCCACCCTCGAAAACTGGCACATTTAACATGGCAGCATTCCCTTGAATGGGGGTCAGTTTGTTTGGTATGCGTCCAAGACTAACATTCCCTGTGACGTCTTTTATCTCAATCCTAAGCGACACGATATCTCCCTGACGCTTGTAGTAAACGCCTGTAGTGCCTGTAGACGTCCATTCAGTGCGTTTTAGGTTGGCGTGGTCGCTCCTTGCATTGGTTGACCATGCGCTCCATTTGCCAACTAACAGAACACGCTTAGCTGGCTCTGCGGTTGATATTGACGGGAAAAACATCTGGAAGCACTCATTGTTACTATTGAGTACCAACAACCAGCCATATTGACGAGCTGGATTGTTGTTTTCTGTGCCATTCTTGAAATAGACACCGGTCGCCCGTTCCTGGTCAAAGTCTTTTCCGTAGGCATAGATAGCAGTACCATTCTTCTGCGTCAAAGCGTGCATCTGGATAAGCTTATCATTCGCATAGATGTCGCCTTTGACATCAAGCGCTCCACGCTCCCAGATTTTATCAATCCCGACACCAAATTGACTGTAAGATTTAACCACGCTCTCAGTCGTGACGATGGCTGCGAATTCCGTACTTGTATAACGGTCTTCCAGCTTCCCTACGACTTCCCAAGTCTTATTGGCTGGATACTGTCCTGATAGATTAGCAGGGCTATTGACAAGCTCGGATATGCTCGTCCAAGACCCAGCAGCTGGTCCAGTGTCTGATGTGTAGCTACTGTCTGAAAGGGGCTTGACCTTGAATGTCAGCGTCATTTTGTTCTTTTGCGAGCCATTGACAATAAAAGGGGCTACTTTTGCCGTCCGTGTAATCGTCAATGTTCCACCGTTCAGACCAGTTCTTGCGACATCAAATTTCAAAATCGGCGGGAAGTAGTCAAGAATAGTCACTGTACGCTCTATGGCATTACTCGTCCGCCTTCGACTGTCTGTAACTCTCGCTCTAATGATGACTTGGCCGTCATAGTTCATCAAACCAAGACCACCGCCGTTGGTTGTCGTCGATTGGTTTTTGCCAACGATTTCAGCATAATAGCCTGTAATCGTTGACCCGTAAACTCCCGAAGCTTCGCCAAAATTAACTCTGATGTCAGATAAAATCTTGATAAAGTGCTCACCGCCAGAAACGATATTAGCAGCTATGGCATTGCCGTCCGTAAGAGTGAAGCCGGTCAAAGTCGGCTTAACGCTATCTGGAATAGAGAGATTAAGACGCTTAATATCTCGCCCAATCTCTCTGCTTCCGTCGTAAGTGATAATGGTTATATTACCAAAGCCGCTAGCGCTATTTGGCGTCTGTTCGCATAGCTCTAGGGGCGGTGTCCAAGAAAAGCTGGTATCAACATTAGCAGTCGTTATCTGCTTATTAAAACTGCCATAGGTTGCCCATACGGCGTGTTTAAAAGCGTCATTCTTGCGATTGATGTTAATCGTCACCGGTTGACCGATAACGGCCGTCACATCATTCCCAGAACTTGCTCTTGGTATGTCTGGCAATCGTCTATTAAAGCCGACAGATGCGCTTCCATAACCGCTGACATTGATATCTAGTCGTGCATTGATATTGACAGTCTTTGTTCCGTTCTGGTCGTGTGGGACTCTAAATTCGTTGTCAAAAATCAGCTTGTTTTGATTTTGACCGATAGTAGCGTCCGCTGTTATGTTCCTGGTCTCTCCGCCGACAGTAATAGCCAGTGATTTGTTTGCTCCGTCATAAATCGCTGCATAGCCGTTTGATATGAGCTTCACTTGCACATTTATGACCGAAAAATTACCAGCAATATCTTGTCTGTATCCCTCTGAAACAACTTCGAGTTGCAGATTGTGCCCGTATGCTCCACTAAAATTAGCTCTGACCATGTTTAGGCACCTCCTCCCACATATCTGATTACATTCATGTCTGGATTGAGCTGATACTGCTCCTCACGGAAGCGCCCGATTTGAAGCGTCCTAGTAAATACCCCATTCTCAATCTTGAGGACACCTTGTGAAATGTAAGCTACCTCAGAGCCGGCAGAGTAAAAGCTGATGCGGTCACTCTCGACACGAACAGAGGACGAGCCATCTTTCTTACCGATAATCAGTCCCTCATTGCTTGCGCTCATATAGCTATCTAGGAAGCTCCAACGCTCGGCCATGTCGCCAAGGTTGTTCTCGATTTTAGCCACTCTTTGAGTTGCTGCCACGAGTTTAGCTTCAGCTGCAGCTCGTCCAGCTTCATCGGCTTTGACATAGTCTTGATAGGATTTAACCCATTCATTGACTGTATCAATGCTGGCTTTGGCTTCAAGTTCTTCCTTGGCTAATTGCATAGCTTCCGTTAAAGCGTTCAGCTGCTCTGCTGTCAGCTTTTGGTCAGCCTTGCTATCAATCTTGTCATTGACTTGTTTGAGCTGCTCCTCGTCGAGCGCTCCTTTATCGCCTTTAGGTCCTGGAGGACCTTGTGCGCCTGGATCGCCTTTGTCTCCTTTCGCACCAGCTTGACCGTCAGCCACATTGCTAAAAGTCACCTCGGTAGTTGCCACTTTCTCGTCGTTGAGATAGGCTTCTACAGTGATTTGCAGAGTTCCCTCAAAGTCTGTCGCACGAACAAGCATTTGACTGCCGCTGCCGATGATAGAGTCACCTTTCTTGTAGAAGATGATAGGTTCGTAAACCTTGCCATTCTTCTCTAGTGTAGCCATGAGCAGGCTCTGCCCTGTGCGGTTCTTAAAGGCCGTCCCTTGGTCTGTAGATAGTTTCAGCTCGTACGGTATGGCCTGCTCTGCGAGCTTAGCCATGCGAGTTAGCAAGCTATCTGATACCTTGTTCTGCAAGGCTTGGAAGTTTGCAAAGACCGTCTTGTTCTCACTCGGATTGGTAAAGCTGATTTGCTGCTCGCTGACACGAGCTTCCAGCACCAACATAGGACTAAAGCCTGTGTCTTGGATTTTGACAGTGTCGCCGATGTCCAAATCAAAATATCCGTCTGCTTCGTACGTGATAGCTGGATAGCAATATTTACGCAGATTACGCAAGGCAGTGCTGATAAGCACCTCCTCGCTATCTGTATCGACTTCCATGTCCTTACGGATCCAGTTATCGCCTGTCTCAGTACCAGTCAAAACTGACGGATATAATTGTTTAGAGAGCGGAGCGAATAACAAGCTACCTTCGAGGTAAAACTCGACCTCGCCTTTTGCATTCTTCCACTCTTTCTTTTTCTTTGGATCGATGACCAAAGCGACTTGCTTGGTCTCGGTCTGCTTATACTCAATTTCTTTTAAGCTAACTTCTGGCGCAGTCCCTGTCGTTGTGACGCTTGTCCCTTCCACAGTTCGACCAGCTTTTAACTCTGGCGGGTAGCAAAGCGTCTCTATCGCTCCCAAATAAGCTTGAGCGTTATAAGTCCCAAGAGTCACATACTGACGGCCCGCATAGTTTTGCTCGAGTACCGTTACGGTACTTCCGTTATTGGCGATGATGATGGAAACGTGGCCATACTGTCCAGTTGCTAGAAAAGTATTGTGAGCTTTGATGTTTGCCAAAGAGCCGGCTTTTAGCTCATTAGTACCACGAGGTCGGACAACAGACCATCCGAAATTACCCCAAGCGTAGTCAGTCCCAATGTAAGCCGCAGCCATACCAGCACCGACTTTCCCAGAAAAACCAGTTACACCACCACCGAGACCAGGGCCACCTAGTTTCATAGAGTACCAAGCTGCTAAGCCATAACATTGACCGTTACCGACTGTCCGGCCTTGCAGACCTTTCATTTCGTTAATGACAGCAATTGTTTTATCAGCTTTCACGATTTGTGTGATTGGCTGACTCGGTTGACTCACTTGATTGGCTGGCTGTCTCCAAAGGTCGTCTAGCTTGTCTAGGACATTGCCATTAGATCGATTAACTCCGCCTCTAATATCTCGCATGAGAGCGATGTAGTGGCCATATCCAGCAGCCGCATAGTCATATAACGCACCACCGACACGGAAAAGACCACGAGTGTAGTCTTCAATGTTCTGCTTGCCTTTGACGCCGTAAAACTTCCGCCCACCGCTAGTCTGTTCGGCCAGAAGATAGGCATAGTCTTTCATAAAATCGTCTACGCTCGCGTAGTGGAAGTATGTTCCTCCCTCATTGGCCGGTCTAGCGCTTCCTGTCGTGACCTTGACACCACTTGGCCGAGTCTGAGCAGAGCCAGACATACCAGACCAGTTATTGTCAATCCTAGCCACATTAGAAGCGCCCCAGAAGCTTTCGAGATAGAGTTGACATATCATACCTGACGGTAAAATGTTGTACTGCACACATAGATTTAAAATGGTTTGGACTATGGCTGCGCTCATAGGATGCCCAGCGTAGTTTAAGCCACCTCCGCCATACTTCTTCCCACCGTTTGCGGCCGTCCTTGCTGCCGGATTGCTTATCTTGTCCGTTGTTGTAGTGCTGACCTCTTTCTTACCAACAGGTTTGATAGCATTGTAAAGTTTGGTTTTATCTACCTTTCTCTTGATGCTCTTGATATTCTTGCCATATTTCAGTACGACATCATTTCTCCTGCGACCTATCCCTTGATTGGTTTCAGAGTGCGCCTTATAGACATTGATGACAAATCTATCAAGCTGACTGTTTGATTTTAGCTTCGTCTCAAACTCGATTTCAGCATCGAAGTTGCGAGCAAGAGATATCAAACGAGCCAGAGAGGTTTCCTGTCCTTCCCATTGCAGAGTTTTCTGCTGATCAGCGACCTCGTTGATTCCAAGGTCAAGCTTGGCAACCCCAAGAATTCCCCAAGTATCCAGATATTCCGAAAATCTCATGGCTCTCGGCGCTTTATACGCTTCTTGATATTCTAGTAAGAGTTCCAGGCTAAGATTTTCGCAGTAGCAACTGATGATGTGCTCATCTTCTTCGGTCTTCATCACGTTAAAGAGGTAAGACCGACCCTTGTACTTAAAGCTGACAAAAGCCCGCTCATTTAGATGCTTATAGGCTTGTTCGGCATAGGTGTCAGACTTGATTTTTCTCTTAAACACCGAAAATTGAAATATAGATGTCGCATTTTCAAGGCTTCTCGTCCACTTATCATTGAAGAAGTTCAAGGTCGTCTGTTTATCGTTGTCGATAAAAGCGACCTTCTTCAAGGCGCTGTCATGGATTGTTAAAAGCATTATAGCCACCTTTCTTCAAATTCAATAGATACTGTAGGCTTCTTCTTCGCCCAACTGGACTGTAGAATCTCAATCTCAGACTTCCCGGGAGGTATGACCGGCCATAGAGAGCCATCAACTACTTGATCCAGATTTGGAAGATTGTTAAGGAAGACACTGTCGTTCTCGCTATTGATGATAAGCGTACTTCCTGCAGCGTATCTGTTAGGAATGTCTTTCGTGCCATTGACGAAGTCTTTGCGATAAACTATGCTATCTAAGTACATGTGTGTAGGGAGCGGCTTGTCGCCAAAAGCTCCCATAGCAACATGGACCTTAATAGACTTCTTGCCTTTAATTTCAGGGACAGTGAATTTCTGATACGAACCATTCCAAAACAGTTGAACTTCGTCGTCTCTGCGTAAGATGTCGGATTGACCGCTATCTTTGTTAAACGGATTTTCGCTTGGGTTGTGAGTCGGCCAGAATGTCCATTGCTTAACCAGTTTATAGCTCCCGCTTCCATTAGCAGTAAGGAAGTTGTACTCTGTATTCAGGCCATTCCCTCGCTTAATGGTTTCAACACCGTAGAGGAACTCACCATTTTCACCAGTAAATGAAATCTTGATGAAGCCGTACTGATTAGCTGGATTGACCCAGAAAATCTGTCTCCACCAAACGTACTCATGAAGCGCTCCCTTTTCTCCTACGCTGTCAGCGGGAATTTCCCAAGTGACTGATCCAGCATGATTGCCAAGAGGCCCACCTCCAGGATTAGCAAGGGATAAATGAGGTCTGCCCCAAACGCTTTGAATGGCTAGTGTTCCATTCAAGTTTTGAGAGTTATCATTCAGTATTGCTACATTCTTCTGACCGTCCGCAAGTCCTTTGATAATACCTTCTCCAGTCACATAGTCCCAGAGGATTTCAGAGTGCTTATATGGCACGATATCGGCTTCCTCGATACTTCCTGCCTCAAAAGCAAACCTGTCGCTCACAAGGCCATAATAGCCGTTTTCTTCGTTGGCTTTAAACGTGATAATCGGGTAAGCGTCTGCTGTACCCTTGTTATCGATCGTAAAGACCATTTTGCCTTGGCGTTCCTCGTAGTCCACCACTCGCTTGTAGGTTACAGAGTGAGCCACACCATCTGGCACTAGGAAAGTGATTTCACCTTTTTGGCAAACGCGGTTAATGTTCCCTATTGAGACGTCACCTGTTGGAATGGCCATGTAATACTTGTCAGGCTCATCTTCAAAAGTCAGACGAGCAGGCTCTTTGACATGTAGCACACCCGCAAGTTCATGCTTCAATGCCTCTATTTCAGCAGCAGTATTCTCCAACATCGTGAAGTTAACCGTTATCTTTTTAGCACCAAAGCTGACCTTTTGAATGTTCGTCCCGATTAGAGGAGCGTCAACTTGTGAGATATTCCTATCGTTTCCGATGGCTCGGACGACTTCTCGAACACGAAAAAAACGGCTCATACCAACGCCGTTGAAAGTCATTTCTTCCGTCAAATTATCACTCCTCTCATACGATTCATCATTTCTTCCTGTTCGGATTGCCAGTTCATGAATTTGCTTCCTGTCTTAGCGACAAGAGTATTATCATCCAGTACCATCTGTACCGGTCTTTCTAGAGCTTTCTCGGCAATGTCCAAAGCCTTTTCAGACAGCTCATCAACCTTTTTGCTTAGCTTTTCAAACTCACTAGATGCAAGCGTATCTAGTCGATAGCTTCCTCTTACGATGCTGTCCTGTATACCATCTGACCCAGTAAGTGCCACATTCCCTGTTAGAGTCGTCTGTTCGAAAATGTCCGACATTTCGCCAGCCATTCCAGATACCAGTGACTTAGTGTCTTTAAAGCGGTCTTGCAATCCCTCGTTCAAACTATCCATGATAGCCCGACCATGAGGTATCAAGAGTTTGCGGTCATATTCGATTGGACCTTTATTTTCACGGATCCAGTCAGCAATCCCACCGACAAAATTCTTGACATTGTCAAAGGCTCCTTTGAGACCTTTTAGGAATCCGTCAATGATGGCTTTACCGGCTTCAAACAGATTGATTTTCTTCAATCCATCAAATACCTTGGTCACACTGGAAACGGCATTAGAAACGCCATTTTTCAAGTCGTCCCAAGCCTTTTGAGCGCCTTGGACAAGACCATTGATAACATTCACGACAGCAGTTTTCAACGCATTCCACGAAGCCTCTGCGGTAGCTTTCAGACCATTCCACAAGCTAGAGAGTGCGTTTTTGAAGCCTTCCCATATAGCAATAGCGCCGCTGATAAAGCCAGTAATGATGTTTGTAATGCTTGTTTTCAACCATTCCCACGCAGCGGATGCTGCGCCAGTAATGCTATCCCAGACAGCCTGCAAAGCTGATACTAATGTCTCAAATACAGTCTTGGCATAGCCTACGATAGCATCTACCACTCCGCTAAAGTAGAGCTTCAGACCTTCCCAGACCATAGAAATAGCATTTTTGATGCTATCCCAGATAAGGCCCATATCTTCGCCCAGCTTACCAAAGTTACCTGTCAGCAAGTCAATGATGATGAGGGCTGCTCCCATTACGATGGACTTGATAAACTCCCAAGCCCCTTGAAAGACCATTTTCACACCATCCCACATCTTAGAAAGGCCATCTTTGACGTTATTCCAAAGGCTGACAAACACATCGATGAAAGGCTGGACAATCGTCATGACTGCCTGTGTGATAGCAGTCCATGCAGTAGTAAATGCCAACTTAATGCCGTTCCATAGGTTGGAAAAGAACTCAGTCACGCTATTCCAGATAGCCTTGACAGCCTCTACATGCGCAGCCCAGACGGCCTGCACGCCAGCCCATATCTTCTTAGCTCCATCAGAAATACCAGACCATAGTCCGCTAAAAAAATCAGAAATTCCTTGCCAGGCGTCCTTGATCCAGCTGACGAAACCAGCCCATATCTTCTGACCGGTTTTAGTCTGAGTAAAGAACCATGTTAGTGCTGCAACTACTCCAGCTATAGCAGCAACTATTGCACCAATAGGGTTGGCAACTATTGCAGCATTAAAGGCGATAACAGCTCCCTTGGCGACAGTTATTGCAGTAGTAAAAGCAGACACTGCCTTAAATGCCAGAAATGCTGTAAGCAATCCAGCAAGAACAGATTTAAGATAACTTACTGCAAACTCATTTTTTTTAATAAAATCCGTAAAGGACTTTAAAATTCCAGAAACAAATTTGATGCCGCCAGATAATGCTTCAAATGCCGTTCCTAATGCACTTACTCCTTGATCGCTTCCGCCAATATCCAGCAAGTCGCTCACAAAGCCCCCGACGATTTCGCTGACATTCCCGATAATCGCTCCGATGTTCTCAAATGCTCCTCGGATATTGTCGGCGATATTGACTATCTGACTAGCCGTATCTTTACTAAAGCCTAACGCTTCCAGAATATCTATGTTGTCCTGCTTGTTCAAAGAGCCAAAAAGCATATCAAAGAATGTCTGAAATATCCCAGAAACTTTCGACAACTGACTATATACAGCACTTCCGAAAGCTTCTCCGAAAAGTTTAGATGCAACCTTGCTAAGTCCTTCGGTTAATAATAAACCAAGTCCAGAAAACACATTCGAGACCATAGGAATGAAATTATTAAACAGAAATGTCGAGGTAGTATCCAGTAAAGCTTGTAATGCTGGTAAGACATTCTCTCCAAGCGCCAACTTCCCAAGCACATTCTGCGCAGAAGCTTTCATAGCAGCAAACGATCCACTAAAAGTTGACGAAGCTTCTTTCGCTGTCGTTCCAGTAATATCTAATTGTCCTTGAATAGCATGGATTGCCTGATAGACGTCAGCAAGGTTGTTGATGTCGTACTTGACGCCTGTTAGCTTCTCAGCGTCAGCTAGCAATCGTTCCATTTCTGTCTTCGTTCCGCCGTATCCTAGTTTGAGATTATCCAGCATGGTATAGTTTTGCTTAGCAAATCCCTGATAAGCGTCCTGGATACGGTCCATAGAGGTGCCCATCTTATTGGCATTGTCAGACATGTCTATCATGGCCATATTAGCCACATCGGCTGCCTTGGCAGTATCTCCGCCGAGCGATTGCAAGAGACTGGCAGAGAATCCTGTTACATTCTCCATATAGGCATTGGCTGACAATCCTGCAGTCCGAAAAGCCTCATTTGCGTAGCCTTTTACTTTTTCAGCAGAATCTTTAAATAAAGTATCAATACCGCCTAAAGATTGTTGGAGGTTAGCACCCTCAGAAATGGCCGCTGAAAAGGCTTTGCCTATCCCTGCAGCAGCAATCACCTTTGTCGCAATACTAGCAATAGATGAGCCTATTGTCATACCTGCGCTCTGTCCGGCTGCACTTGCTTCAGGAGCAATAGCATTCTTTATCATTCCGCTAATGCCTTTAGCAGATGGCATAATCTGCACATAAGCTTGACCTAACTCTGTTGCCACTAGCTTTCACCTCCATTCTTTCCTATGATTTCTTGTTTCATCTTTTCAAATTCCTCACCAGAATCGAAGACCATTTCCATGCGTTCTTGCTCTACTGCTCCTGTTAGCTTAGCAGCTATTGACTCAGGACGATTGCGCCCTTTCTGACCGTCGCTAGTCTTAAACCAGACTAGAGTTGTAAGACGGTCAAGCATAGCAGCAGCAAGCAAAGTATCAAAGCTTGCTTGATTCCCAGACATAGCTTGCTTGATTCGCGAGTCTTCGCGCAGACCTACAGAAAAGACAGCCGCCTGATAAGCAGGCAGCTGTCTGTAGTCGTATATCCTGTAAGTCTCTGCCAAGTCGCAGATAAGAGCCTCTTCGTCGGTCTTTATCATCTTGGCGAGGACGACTAGTTTTTTACCGGCTTCTGATTCGCAAAGATTTCCTCAACTTCGCTCATCAAAGCTTCCAACGGAACCACTCCATCATCTGTCCGGACATGGTCTTTCAGATTCTGGGCTTGTGGCCCTAACATTAGATTAAGTATCCGTGGTAGTACAAGCGGATTGGTATCCACTTCCGCAATAGCTTCGACAAGCTCATAGTTGTTCATGCGGTCTTGACTAATTTCAAAGTCAAAACCTGTTGATGTAGTTCCTTTGATTGTTTTAGCTTTTGACATGATTATCCTCCTGGTACAGCTGATGGAGCTTTGATGTATTCGTAGTGAGTGTTTCCTTGCTTGTCTGGAAAGGCTGTGACAGTAGTCTCATATCCGACTGTTTCGCCGTCCTTGTAGCTCACTTCACCGATTTCCGTCACTTTCCCTTGAGGAATGACAATGCGCTTCATGATGCCGCCTTTGAGGATGATTTCAGCTACCAGACAGTGGTCCTGCAATTCTTTAGAGTTTGCCTTGACCACAATACCTGTGCTAAGGTCTCCGCTCACATTGTCCTTACCGTAGATTTCTTTCAAAACATCTACATTAAGAGCTTCAATCAGCGTGTAGCTAAATGTGTCTTTCTTTTCTGTCTGTGATGAGTTCACCACATCACCGCCCCAAGCTTTAATATCTTCAGATTCCGGTGAGTTCGTGTTCGTCATACCGTCTTCTGAGATATAGCCGAGGGACTTAAAAGCCGCATCTAGATCGCTTGTTGCATCCGTTGGCAATGTAGACCCTAGCGGTGCAGAGTAGATAGCCCCGCCTACTTTAGGCTTGGCAGTTGTAACATTTGATGATGTTGCCATGTAATTTCTCCTTAAAAATAATTAATGTCAAATACCGCCTGATAGCGATATCTCTTGGTTTCCGTGTCCGTAAAGTTATAATCGCTGTTCAAGTGGACACCGCTGATTGAGTCTAGCTCTACCAGCCCTTTCACAGCTTCTTTGACCTTTCCGTTCAGCTCTGCAGCCTTCTGCATTGATGGCGCATAGCTCTGAAAGGCAAATGTCGCAGTTCCAGAATGATTTCTCTCGGCATTGCCTGTCTTCTCAATCATGATGAAACTGCTCGGCATTTTACTCTCATGCTCAAAAAAAGACGGTACGCCTAAACGACCGTCAAGGTATTTCTTGATGATGATTTCAATCATTTAGCGCACCGCCTTTAGTAAAGTATTGTTCTTGGAATTATCGCGTTTAGCCTTGTTGCTTTTAGCATAGACCATCGCGTTAGCCCGGTTGCGACCGACATGGATATCTTGCTCGTATCCATCCCCACATCTGCCCTTGATGCCAGCGGCCTTTTCTCTCAAGATTGACTGCATAGCCCCTGACTTCATCAGCTCAGAAACTCCCTTGCGGTCAAGTTTAAAAGAAACATTACTCATATCGCTCCACCATCACTTTCTTGTTCCAGTCTAGCGGTATGAGACTTTCAATCCCCTCTATCGGAATCCCAAAGGTCTTCCAGCGCTGATTAAAAAACCGCACTTCTTTGTCTTCCCAATTATGAGTGTCTCCTTTAGGAATGGCTAGTGTATAGACAGCTTTCTTGCCAGTCAAGCTCATCTGATTGACGATATCATCGGTTGTCGTTGGTGTTACAAGAATATTCTCGACTTGCACCTCAGACTCCTCAAAGGTCGAATGTCCAAAATCATCCTGACCTGTCTTGACCTTGTCAATCAACGTTACTGTGATACCTTTAATTCTGCCCATATAGCTCAATCACCCCATATCGTTGCTTTTTGAGACCTAGTCGCTTGAGTTCGGAGTCTTTGATGAAAAGACCACCGCCTGGCACCAAGTATGAGCCACTAAAGGAGTAGCCCAAGGCACTTTCTGTCATTTGCGTCATTGGTTCATGGTCTGTCGAGGTCATCAGTGTTCTTGCGACCACATCAACCGTGACGGACTTGACCACATTAGCGTATGACGGGCTTTCTTGGACCATCTTGTCCAAGTCCTTGCCTACTTTCCTAGCTTCGACTCTCAAAGAGTCAGAGACAACTTCCAACAGCGCCTCTGCTCTCTTGCTTTCGTCAAATTTCAAAGACCGCCACAACGATTCCAGATCTCCCACTGTTGCAAAGTTCGTCATCTATTCCTGCCCTTCGTGTTCCGAATGAAGCGCCAGCAAATCGGCTTTACGAGCAGAGCTATCATATTCCACACCAAGCTCATCGAGCCTTGATTTCAACTCTGGCACAGTCAGATTATCCGCTGCACCAATTTCATCAACCGGAACCCAATCGCCAGAGAGGATGCTCTCTGACGAAAGGACGATACCAGTTTCGATATCTTTATAAAGCGTCATCCAGCACCTCCTTACGCGCCTTTAACGCGAGCGAAAGCGTCTGGATCCAAGATGCCCCAGCCAATAAATGCTTCTGTGCGCAGACAGATTTCATTATAGGCTTTCAAGTCACGACCAGTACCATCTGGATCACCATATTCAATGATTTCCATAGGGATATTTTCAGCATAACCCCACTTGAAGCGGTTTTGGAAGTCCCCAGCGATGACATGATCCTTTTCAGCAGTTCCGCCAGTTACGACCAAGTTCTTGTTGACGTCTGATTTCATTCCGTAGAATGAGTCAGGATTTTGTCCGAAGCGGAACTCTGGATACTGAACGACACCATTGACCTTCAATTTAGCAAGAGATTGTCCAGCAAGCGGAGACAGAGCCAGTCCAGTTACTTCTCCGCCTTTCGCCACAACCGCCTGAACAGCTGCATCGATATTGTCATCGATTTTCGTTTCATCAAATGTCACGATGTTTCCTGTTACCACACCATCAAATGAGTTGGTGCCACGGAATGACGCATCTTCCATAGATTTCGGCTCCAATCCGTGAAGCGCTGCAATGTCGAACGCTGTTGCGATTTTCTTGGCAAATCCATCCGCATAAGCGCGCAAGTAGTTCAATTTCTTTTCTTCCGTAGCATGCTTAAATTCATCCGTGATCCGTGCTTGATAGACGAATTTCAAAGGTTTGATAACCTTAGATGTGAGAGTTGCTTCTCCAGCTTTTTTCTGTTCTCCCTCTCCAACAATTTGAGCATTGCCTTCCAGGTTAAAGATGAATTGCTCCGTTCCGTTGAATGGAATTGGTGTCTGCGATGATAGCTTAGCAAGTACCGAATAACCCTGTACTTTACTCATGATTTCTGTCACCAAATCTGCTTTGAAAAGTGTTCCTGCTTTCATAGTTGTCATATTTTATTCTCCTTTTGTTAATTCGCGAGCCATAGATAGCCAGCTCGCATCTGCTTTGTCGCCGATAATCGGCTCTTGGTCCTTAATCGGCGCTGATTTCGTTGACGGCTTCAAGAAGCCAGCCAAGCGCTCTGCGTCTGCTCTCAAGCTTTCCTCATCCGTCCCCTGCAGACGATCAGCTAGGTCATACGGCAGTCCATTCTGTAGAGCGATACGAGTTCGCAAATCAGCTGTTTCATAACCAGCCACTCTTGACTCAAACTCTGCGATTTTCTTGTCGTATTCAGCTGCGCTCTGCTTGGAAGATTCCAAAGCTGATTGCAATCCGGCTTTTTCTTTTTCCAATTCTTCTACATAAGATTTGAGCTGGTCATAGTCGCTAAATTTCTCCTTTTCACGAGCCAAGCGTGCCTTGATGGCTGCGTCAAATTCTTCTTGCGTAGTAATTGGTGTAAATTCTGACATTCTCATGTCTCCTTTCTCCTGCTTCCCCGGCAGTTCGGTAATTTTTAAGCATCAAAAAAAGCAGTCACAAGACCGCTTATTCTAATAGCTGATTTTTTGCTTTTTCTTAGGCTTAGTCGTAGCACAAGCCCAATGCGCAAGCAAGGCGCTGTCCATCAAAGAAATATCCATATCGTCAAAGTGCGACCGATAGCCAAAGCCACCGTTTGAGCCAATGTTCCGCTTATCGCAGTTCGTTGCCACCTTAGAAAGCGACGGCTGACCAGCATGACAGATAGTCTTCTGAAACACTCCCTGTTCCCATAGCGAGTTAGCAGTTATAATTTCCTTGACTGTAGGCAAGACCACGTTCTTGATTTTGTAGTCTTTCAGCTCATCATCAAGTATCCGCTGACCGTTGGCACCGTCAACAACGATTTGAGCGACGTCGGCTTGTCTCAAAAAGGCAACAATCCAATCATTCCCATTTCTGACAGACTGACAGTCCACCGTTTCAACGAAAAAGCGACCATCCTTAGTCCTGACCGCTATACTCATTGCTACGTTAGTTCCATCTTGTCCATACTTGATACCAGCAAAGAGTTTGCCCTCAAAGTTTGGCAACTCTTCAACCTTAAGCTCGTTCCACTCTGTTTCAGAGATGGCTGATTTCTGGTTGTAAGTCGGCCAGAAACCGAGACGTTGGACGTTATGATCCAGTTTGTCAGCTCCAAGCTCTGCCTCAATCTTCCGCTCGTTTAGATGGTATCCCATAGACGGGTTGGAGTTGTACCAGGCTTCCACATCGTCAATTTCCTTTTCCTCGGAGACCGACCATTCAGCCCAGCCAGAATACTTCCCTTTCCCAAAGAGACAAGTCTCACGGTACTTAGTAAAGACCGTTCCGCTTGATACTGGCGTCGGAGGTGTCCCGCACATGATAGTCATAGGGTTATCACTATCCGTCACCGTGTACTTGAGCGCTGACTCTTGCTCCGTGGTGTACTCCTGCGCTTCGTCTATGATAAGCAAGTCAAATCCCTCACCAAGACCACCGTTAGAGGTCCTAGTTCGGAATTGTACCACTCCCTCTGTCGAGTAAAGCTCGATTCTTTCCTGTCCCTTTGCCCGAATAGAGTTAAAATCCTCACCATCCACATAGCCCATCTTTTCCAGATAGCGCTTGACCTTTTCAAAGGACGCATGCGATGTTGAAATCCGGTGAGCTGTATGCAGGATATTTAAACCCTGGTGCAGCGCCCAAATTTCTGACATATAGAGTATTTCAGACTTACCATTCCGACGAGGAATAGAATAACCAAACTTTTGATGTATCCACAGACCATTTTTATCTACCGCCATCAAAGGTAATAGTAGGTTTTTCTGCCAGGCGTAGCAAGAAAGACCAGTTCGCTCATACAGCTCAATCGCTTCATTGGCTTTTGAATTTTTCTTGACGTATTTTAAAATCACCGATTGAGTAGGATTCTGATTGCCAAGTTTCTTCTTCCTCGCCATTCTACTTTCCTTTCAATCGTCATCGCATGATAACCCTGTCGCTGGGAGATATCGGATCACCTCCTAAACTAAATAACCAAAAGTGTAGCCATACAACATTTCCTCTCCTTTCTCAGAGTGTTTCAACCACTCTTTTTATACTCTTATAAACTTTTTACTTTCTGTCAGGCCAATTAACTTTCTTTTCTCTGCTGCAGCCTTCTTCTCAGCGCTCCATTTTTTGGAATGGACATTCTGTCTGCGACCGCTGCCTGGATGATAGTCAACAGTACACCTGCAATTACTGTGCCTCTTGTATACATCGTCAGGAACATCTGGATAATCATAAGACCCCGCTAAACTCTTGCACCACTTACAAGGCTTTCCTACAATCGTTCTGGTTATTTTAGGATGTAACCCGGATTTAAAATTAAATTCCGCATTAGCTCTGATAAAATCGTCAACAACACTTTGGCTAAAATTAACAATAGGATCGCCAAGAATCCAACTCACACTGTCAAAGTCAGGCTCACTGTCTAACCGGTTGATAATACCATCTATCCTGTCTTGATTTACGTTTGGACGCTGAACAGCAACCCTGATTTTCGCTTCACCGTTCAAAATCTCCTGAACTTGTCCAGAGTATTCGCTTATCTTGTCGTAATTTGTCCCTAAAACGTCCTCTAGCACCCTTTTAGCTATATTGTAATACATTTTACTGTCTGGTAATTTAGAAGCCGTCACAGAGCCTCTCAGAGCCTTAGAGAGAATTTCGCCTAATTCAACCGCATAATCGTTAGCGTCAAGATAGTTTGATTTCCCTTTCGCTAATTTAGCCAGCAATGCTTCTAGCACCGAACTATCTAGCACGCCTTGGTCAAATTCCTCTCTAATCTCGGCCAGCAGTTCCGGCACTATGTCCTTAGCCATCACTCTCACCTGCCTCTTGTACTGGCGCAGGTTTATCAGAGCCCTTGATACCAGTCAAGTCGCGAATGATGTCCGCGTCCAGATAGCCCGGCACCGCTTGATTAAGTTTAATAGCCCCATCACCAATCATAGTCAAGGTATTTGCGTCCGCCTCGAAGAGCGGCTCCCATTTCGCCGTCGTATTGACAAATTGGCTGCGCAGGTAAGTCCATTCATCACGCAAGCAAGCTGCCACATAGGCCACATTCAGTAACCCAGAGCCGAGAGAGCGCTGCGCTTTCCGACCAGCCAATCGCAAGTTCTCATGACTAGCCCTGATAGCCTCTACCGATGACGGATTGTCCGATACAAAGCCCAAATCATCAAGTGTCAGCCCCATTTCACCAGCAAACCCAGCGGCTGCCAAGCGAAGCTGTTCTGTAAACGGAGACATGTTCGATGTAGTAAACTGCCCAACTGCAGGCTTCTCACCGTCGTCATCCTTTGTAAACTGCAACATACTGGAAACAGTCGCTTTCCAAGAGTCCATCGGCTCCGCATCTTGGCTCAATCCCAAGACATACTTTTGCGGAAATGAGTAGAACTCCGCAGTCACATCTGCCCGCTCTAGCGTCCGCTTAGCGTATCTCTGATAGTACATTCCAGCCCTTGTGATACGAGAGCGACCAAACGGCCTGACCGCATCCGGACGGTGAATGATTGGCACCAACAAGGGAACACCCGCAGGATTCGGAATCACGAACTCCTTGCCAGTTTTTGGGAAATACCATGTTTCTGTCGGTGTGAAATAAGCCTCCAAAACAGGCGACTCATACTCGTCTCGTTTCAGTACCGCATAGCCTTCCGTCAGCAAGCCAGTGATAGGATCTATCACACCAGTCGCATTGCTAGCCTCGATTACTTGCAGTCTGGGTGTATCATCCTCACCTTTGGAAATATAGACGAAGGCGCATGAGCCAATTAAGGCCGATAAGATTGCCGAGTCAAAAAAGACATCAGGGTTATTCGCCTGAAAAATCTCATTAACTTGGAAATCATCATTTTCAAATTCACGGAATACCAGACGGTCCGCAAGGCTATCCACACCCTTAGCTGCCCAACCAAGAACAGCTCTATACTGCTCACGAATGTTAGCTGGTATCGTGATGCCAATCATATTGTCATGATATTGCATCGCATACTGCTTATATCTCATGTCAACTCTATTCCTGACACTTGCTAGCTTGCTCCTCAGATAAGGAATCCCTTTCAAGTCCATTTCGTTTTCATATCCTTTCATTTCGCGCGAGAAAATTTGTACAGTGACGGCGTGAAGCTCTGCCGAACTGCCGAGGGGGTCCCTACCCCCTATAAACTTTTATATTTTTTCCAATCAATGCTTTGAGGTAAATTTCTATTACCAATGACTGATGTGCCAGCTGTCCGGTCGTCAGCGTAAAGTTTATCAGACTTCTGCCTGTTACACTGCCAATGAGCAAGTTGTAGGTTTTCGATGTCTGATGGATGTCCGTTCTTGTTAATCGGAATAACGTGGTCAATAACTGGACTCAATGGATGAGGATAACGCAGACTCTTATCGACTGGTTTACCACAGATGCCACAGACATTCTTAGTTTTCAGCAGTGTCTTCTTATTCTTTTCAAAAGCAACTCTGTGTGGTCCGTTCCTGTCTGGTCTGTATTCTGCCATCGTTCTTATTCACCTCTTTATCTATGCCTTGAATTTAACATATCTTATATTCTGTTAGTTTCAACTAATCTGACGCAACGCTTACTCCCTCATGCTCTCTCTCATATTTATCTTAAACTCAATTTACTTTTTCGCATTATGTTAAATAGGGGGGGTGTTAATAACTGAAAGCGAGCATGGTTTCGTCCAGCTCGTCTTGGCTAAATCCGATATATCCAAGAGTAATGTCAGCTGATGAATGATTAAATACTTGCATCAATATTGCAACGTTCTTATTCTTCTTGTAGTGGTGGTAGCCGAATGTCTTTCTCATCGAGTGAGTACCAATGTTAGTCAAGCCGATATGATTGCCAGCTTCTTTCAGGAACTGATAGACAGCAACTCTACTGATATGTTTTATCCTAGCTCCATCTATCCTGATCTTCTTTCTGCTAGGAAAGAGATAGTCATAACTTTGAAGTTGCTTGTCCTTGATATATTGATTAATGGCTTTTCTTAACTCTGGATTGATTGGAAAGCGTCGAATCTTACCAGTTTTCATCTCTTTAACTTCTATCCGGTCCGATATAACATCTTTAACCTGTAGCGGGATGATGTCGCTAACCCTAAGACCAGAATAGATACCGAACATGAACAAGATATAGTTCCGTTCGTTCTTAGACTTTAGAAAGTCTTTCATCCGTTCCAGGTCGTCTAAGTCCCTGATTGGTTCGACTTTTCGCAACACCACCACCTCCTGACTACAGAAAAAGGCAGGGTATTCCTGCCTAGTCCTTATTATTCGATAATATCATGATACCACTTTAAAAACGTTGTAAACTCCGTTCCTACTCCTGACTTACTCCGCAACAGCCACTTGCTCGCCATTTCTATATAGTTCTGCGAAAGCAAGTAAAGCTTTATCTAACGTTTCATAATAAGAACTTTCAGACATGGCCAGTGCGGTATATATGGTTCGGTCTTTTTTTCTGTGCTTATCCAAATATTTCTCAACCAATATCCTCCTGTAGTACGGATCGTGCAGCTCACTAACTGCTTGCTCGATGGCACCAAGCTCCATCTCTGCATCCACTTTCCTAATCGCTAGCTTCTCTATCTGACTGGTTGTGTCGCTGCTAGGGTTGCGTGGCATGAATGAGTAAGTAGGAGTTACTTTCTGACCATCCTTATCGTTGGCCACTCGACGCCATCTAGGATATCCTCTCAGTATCTTCTTAGCATTCTCTCGAGTCTTGGACTCGTTGATTTCAGGAAAGAAAGGCATCTAATCACCTCTCTTTCGGAACCAATCGCACAGATTGCCTCCAGCTGATGTGATTACCGTTTTCATCTTGTTGATAGTAGGACGGAATCCTACCTGGTACTGTTACAACCTTTTCGACAGTCTCAATGACTTTTTCAGGCTTGCTGCTCTCATCAATCCAACCTACGAGATAAGCAGGGTTGACACCGAAATAATCAGCGATTTTTTCGGCTGTTTCAAATGTTATAATCCCTTTTCGCTCATAAAGGAAAATAGTGTTTTGCGATATGCCGATGGCTTTACTGAGTTTATTTGCGGAAATACCTCTTGCTTTCCTCAATTCTTTTAATCTTAACTTCATCCTTTAAATCTCCTTGTCTGCTTCCGTCGAAAAGCCTGCTCCCTCATGTCTTGCCAAGTTTTTTTCGCTAGCTCTTCTACAAGATCTATCTTTTGATTTTCGAGTTGCTCAATCTTCTTCTCGTACTGCTCCATCTCTCGATAGCATCGTTTGAGTTCGTCTCTAAAGAACTCGCAACATTTTTCTTCGGTTGTTATATCACTCTTGATTTCCATATTTTCTCCTTTTACTTCAATTCTTTTGCGATTGCAGCAATAACATTGACTGTCACGCTATTGCCGGCTTGTTTGTATAGTTGGCTATTACTATTCACCTCTTGCGCCTTGTCAAAAGCCCAATCAGGGAAACCTTGCAATCTCCAACACTCTCGAGGTGTCAGCTTGCGAATACGGAAGTCTGGTGTGACTACTCCTTGGCTTTCTCCTGTCAAAAGAGTGTTCGCTTGTCCTTTTCCGACTCGTCCTCTGCGTGTTTTAGAGTTTGGATGCGCTAAATTCACGCTATCACCGATTTTGGCTTCTGCATATCCTTGAGTGGTTGCTTCACTAACTTTCAAAAAGTTGTTTTCGTGATAGCTATTGCTTGTGAGCGTTGGTGCTGTCTTATGCTTGTTCCCTTGATTGTATCCGTGACCTCGCTGGATGATTTCCGGTTTCTGCTCGCCATCGTGCATTTTTGCAAGTTTCAGTTCCTTTTGTTCACTCTCAATAATGTATGATCCATTGGATTGAGCTGCTCCGTATCTCGCGGTAATGGTATTTGTTGATTGTTCGTTTTGTATGTCAACTTCTTCGCCACTCGATCCGAAAGGAAATACTCCTCTGGTACGTTCTCCTCTAAGATGTCCGACAATGAACACACGTTCCCTGTTTTGGGGGACTCCAAAATTTTTGCTGTTAAGCACTTGCCATTCAGCGTCATACCCCAAATCATCCAAGGCTGCGATAATGGTCTCGAACGTATTCCCCCCATCATGGTTGAGGAGTCCTTTGACGTTCTCAAGGAATAGCAAGCGAGGTCTGAGAATAGATGCGAACCGTGCGATTTCAAAAAACAAAGTTCCTCGAGTATCTTCAAATCCTTGCCGTTTTCCCGCAATGCTGAAAGCTTGGCACGGAAATCCTCCGCAGATAGCGTCAACTCGTCCAATTCCTCGAACAGTGTCGTCTGATACTGCTGTGATGTCATGCAGTTCAATTTCTCCTTTCGTGTCGTGTATGGCTTTGTAGGACTTGCGAGCGAATTTATCTATTTCACAAAAACCTACGCATTCATGGCCGGCGGCTTCCATTCCAAGACGAAAACCGCCAATCCCAGCAAATAAATCTAAAAATTTCACATTAAATTTCTCCTAAAACGGCAAATCATCATCACTGACATCCGGCACATTTGGTGCTTGGTTGTAGAGACTGTCATTGTTTGCAGAATTATCCCGTTTTTCTAGCGTTTGGAAATTCTCTGCGACAACCTCTGTCACATAGACACGCTGTCCTTGTTGATTCTCGTAGCTTCGCGTCTGGATTCGACCTGTAATGCCGATTAAGACGCCTTTTTTTGTCCAATTAGCCAAGTTTTCGGCTTTGGTTCCCCGAATCACGCAGTTGATAAAGTCAGCTTCTCTCTCACCGTCACTATTTTTGAAATTGCGATTGACGGCCAGATTGAAAGTGGCCACTGGCTGATTGCTTGGCGTATGCCTCAACTCTGCATCGCGAGTCATGCGTCCTACAAGTGTAACGTTGTTAATCATCAGACTTATCCTTTCTGTTTGTCCGCTCTCCGATCAGAAAGCCTAAAAAGAACAACAATAAATTAAATCCTACAGTCTTAAAAAATTCGATCATTTCTTACCCTCCATTTCATCTATCAGCCAATCAAGGTTTTTGCGTGCTTTCTCCAAATCTTCAAGTCCATTCTTCTTCTGGAAGCGCAGCAAGTATTTCATCGCATTTCCCCAATAGAAGCCTTGGACTGCAGTGAGATCGCCAGCAAAGTTCTTCACTACATCAATCGCTTCAAGTCCGAATGCGCCTTGGTAATGACTAGGCCGATTCACGCTATCTGGCATGCTAAGGCTAATTCCTAAATTTCTTTTTGATTCTCTTTTAGCTTGTTCTAAGACCATCTTCCAACTCCTTGATTTTCTTCTTGATTTCATTGATTTTCATCACAAGCAACTCCTTGCGATGTGCTGCACTTCTATATCCGTGAACTTTCGTATAAAACTTGTCTTCTTCACTATTAGCAAGCCTGCACTGGTACACTTCCAAAGAATGCCGATAATGTTTTAAAAGCTCCTCTTTTTCCATCAATATCTCCTACTTTCTACATCGTCTGGAAATTTAAAACTATGCTGACTGACCTTTTTGAAAATCCTGTCAGCTAGAGCAGGATCATAAATCCGTTTAATTTCCTGACTCGTCAGATTGGTATTGATAATCGTTGTCTGCCGATTATCTAAAATCTTAAATAGCACACGCTGCCGCCATTCGTTTGCCTGCTTGGCGCTGTCAGACATGCGGCTCTCTTTCCCGAGGTCGTCTAGGAAGAGAAAGTCTACTCTGCTTAGCAAATCAACTGCATCAGCTTCTGTAAATCCTCCCTGACCTCCAAAACTCTGCTCGATCTCGGTAAATAGCCTTAACACAGAGATAAACAGCACACTTTTCGGATTGTCCATCTTTTTAAAAGCTTCGTTTAAGAACTTAGCCATACCGATAGTAAGATGGCTTTTCCCAACACCTGGCGGACCAGTTATAATGCAATTACCAGTACCGTCTTTCAGATAGTGACTGTTCATGCGTTTAGCAAAGTTCAAGGCACTCTTGTCCACAGAGCGAGAATCAGCTTGAAAGTTTTCTAGTGTCTTCCCACGAAGTTCCGGAGGATGGAGACTATACTTATCAAAGATTGCATACGACCCAGCAAGCTTGCTGCTGATTTTAGCCTCTTTGTTTAATTCTCTCTCGTAATCCTCTATCATGCCTTTCGTGCATTCATGACACTGTTCGAGTATGACCCGCTTGCCTTCCACGACAATCGGCATTTTCCACATCTTGCATCCATGCCTATCACATACTCTGGAAGATGTCTCTTTTTTGTCAAATTCTTTAAAATCCATCAGAATCCCAGCCTTTCATCTACAACATCAGCTTGCTTTTGAAATCCATTGGGTAATTTTTGATTTAGATAGCTTTCGAATTTAGTGCCAAAAAGTGTTTTAGGTCGAAGATAAGAAGACATCTTAGAGTCATTGCCCCATTCAGCGACTTTGACGTCAATAACATGCTTAAAGTCATCAAGAGTATATCCATCTCTAAAACGAGCTTGAATATGTTTCTTGGTATCTCTGGAAGTGTGCGAGTATTTAGTCCCAAGTTTCTGGTTGAGGTAGGAAATGATCTCCTCGTACGGAGGAGATTGCTCTATACTATCCTTACCTATACTATACTCTACTATACTATCCTTACCTATACTATGCGGACATTTGTCCGTCACTTGTCCGTCACTTGTCTGACAAGACGACAAAACCTTTGGTAGAGCGGTTTTGGTGGTGTCGATTAGTCTATTGCCATCAACTTCAAGACCTAACTTTTCGACAGCCAAGTCTCTGTGTATGCTCGGCTTGTGTCTGTCAGGTCGGATTTTGTTTTGCTCGTTGAAGTCCGTGATGAAATAGACCATATCCTCGCCTAATGGCTTGATAAATTGCTTAATAACAAGCAACCCCAAACTATCTTCGCTAGATCCAATCATTCTGACAACCGGAAAAGCTTCCACGATTCCATCGTCGTCAGAGTTTAGGATAAGGTGGAAGTACAGAGCCTGCGCTTCCAAAGGCAGTCTTAAAAATTTTTGAGTTTGAGTGACGGTCTTACTGACCATTCTTCTTTCTGCCACTTTCATTCCTCCACATTCGTAAATTTTGTATATTCTTTGTGGAAAAACAGCTGGACGGTTCCAAGGCTTCCATGCCTGTTCTTTTCCAGGATTAGTTCCACTTTGTTGTTTTCTGGACCATCGTCCGATTTATCGTAGTATGCTTCCCGATAGAGAAAAGCCACGATGTCCGCATCTTGCTCGATAGAGCCAGACTCCCGCAGGTCTGATAGTACAGGGCGCTTATCTTGGCGCTGTTCCACATTTCGTGAGAGCTGACTCAGAGCAATAACTGGCACATTTAACTCTTTTGCTAAAATCTTCAGTTGTCGAGAGATTTCTGATACTTCCTGCTGACGATTTTTAGGGTTATTTCCAGTGATAAGTTGCAAATAGTCAATCACAATCAACCCAAGACCACCCATCTCTTGAGCTAGCTTTCTAGCTCGTGAGCGGATTTCCGTTACTCGGATGCCTGGTGTATCGTCTATATAGATTCTTGCTTCTGCCAGCTGTGCTTGCGCATAGATTAAACGCTGCCACTCATTTTCACTTAGCTTGCCGGTCCGAATGTGATAGCTCATGAGATTGCCTTCGGCTGCCAACATCCTCTCTACTAAGCTCTCAGAGCCCATTTCAAGAGAGAACACCGCTACCGCTTTCTTAGCCTTGACAGCCACATTCTGGGCGATATTGAGTGCTAGAGCAGTCTTACCCATGGCTGGCCGAGCAGCAAGTATGATGAGGTTGTCCTCGTGCAGCCCGGTTGTGATTTTATCAAAATCGTGAAATCCTGTTGGTGTACCAGTCACATCGCTTGACATGCTGGCACGTTCCTCGATTTTGACTTGGGCTTTCTCTATCACGTCATGGATGTGCTTGAAGCTGCTCTTGTTCCTGCTTGAACTAGCATTTATCAAAGACTGCTCTGTCTTTGATATGATTTCATCAATCCCTACATCGCTGCTATATACCGCAGCGATTGAGTCAGTAAGGTCGTTGATAACAGACCGAGCGATAGCCTTGTCAGCCACATTCTTAGCATAATATTCGATATTGGCGCTGGTCGGAACTGCGGTCACAAGTTCCGTCAGATAGGCCATTCCCCCAGCTGGCTCAAACTCCCCACGACTATCCAAGAGATTGCGGATAGTCAGTGGATCAATAGCTTGGCCTTTATCAGCAAGCTCTAACATCGCTTTGAAAATAGTCTGATTAGCCGGATAGTAGAAATCACTCGGCTGTACCAGTTCCGCCGCTGTTAAGAGCTTGTCTGGTGCGATAAATACAGAGCCTAGCACAGCCTTTTCGGACGGAATGTCTTGCGGGATGAGTCTGCTTACTTCTGTCATAATAAGCCTCTCCAAATTTTATAGATATTCTTTTTCATTATTTTGGTACCTATCCGCCTAAACCATTAAACGGAACTTCCCAATTATAATTTATATATTTCTGCTTGAGATCGATTGTTATTTTTCCTTTTATGATTTCGATAATTTGTGTGAACTCACTTCCTTTTTCGAAAGCGAAGATTTTCAAATCCACTTCGTTCTTCTTGGATAACCATACATATTCTTGAGCATCAACTTTCCAAGCTTGTTTGAGGTTTTGTATTTCCACAATTAATTCTTCGCCCTCTCTCCAAAAGTCTAAAGAAAACCGTGTTTCGTCTATAAAACCTCTTGTCGTCCCTTTAATGTATAATCCATCAACCTTTTTTTGTGATTCTTTTTCGCTTGGCTTTAAAGTGATTGTGTAGAAGTCTGAAAAATTCTCGCTGACAGTTACTGTTTGAGTGGTTTCTATTTTTTGACCTTGTGAGTCAATGTAAACAAATGCCTCAGATATGTAGTTTATAACGTTATCGACAGGACCTCTGATTTTCATAGTACCTTCTGACCAATTTGGCATGTAGTTTCCCTCACTTCTTCTTGTTGTCTTGCCAAATCATCGCTCCGCTGATTAGCAAGGAGATACCGAAAATTGACAGAAAGACATTGCTGACTTCTCCTGTTTTCGGTAATTCGTTCGCAGAAGTGTCTAATTTGCTCTCTGCTGCGTTTTTCGGTTCTTCCTTGGTGCTTGGAGCGGACGGCTCTTTCTCAAGTGCTTTAGGTGGTAATTTTGGCTTAGGTTCGTCTGGAATTACTAACTCTGGCAAGTCTAACACAGGCGGATCGTTTGGCACTACCCCTCCGTTCCACTCAGGCTTTTCAACTGTAGGAGGGTCTAACGGTGTGGCACCTCCTTGCCACTCTGGAAGCTCATGGATTGGAGCTGGTGGCATTTCTGGGATACCTGAGATGTCAAGTTCTGGTTTCTCATGCACAGGTGGGTCTAACGGAACAGCATCTCCTGTGTACTCTGGAATGTCATACACTGGAGCTGGCGGGACATCCCAAGAATAAGGGCGGATTGTTCCTTTAGCTGAGCCCTTGGCATTTGCAACCACAATCTCACGCTCAAAACTGTACTCCTGACCACTTGCTGTGAAGCGTAGTACATTCACAGGGTTCTGGAGCTTATTCTTCAGGCGTGTTTTGTATTCCACGCTCACAATATTAGTCACATGTGGCAGGTTGAACTTGAAGCCATTCTTGTAGAATTGCACATTAGCCTCTGTGAGAGGGATTTCTCTAATCCCTACCCAGGGCTCTGCTGAAGACAATTCAAACAGACGCATAGAGCCTTCTACATATTCATTGTTATCGTCCCATGTATCAGATACATTAACATCATGTAGGTCATGCTTCACAAAATTTACCCGCCCTCCCCACTGGATAAGTGAAGGGTCGTCTTTGTCTTGCCAGCCCCACTTAGCCACGATTTCCTGGGAGTTTGCAGGTGTTTGAGGTTTAACCTCTGCCTGCTTAACGATAGTGCCATTGAAATTCAGGTCATACTTTTCACGTTCTGTGACTACTTCTTTCTTCCACATGGTCTTGAGCGTCATGTCAAAGCTCTTGTTAAGAGGGTGCTCTGCAAAGTAGTTGTTAAAGGTAGTAGTAACAGACTGTGTTTCATTGGAAGCTACTGCTTGACCTACTACTTCACCCTCTGGACTAGTTACATCGAACTCTTGCATAGTAGTCCACTGTAGTTGTTCAGGCAATGTATAAGTGAGTGTGTCACCCTCATTGATGTCAATTTCATCAGGGATTTCTGTGTGATATGTTAGGTCTTTATTCACATAAGTCTCAGAAGCCTCTGAGCTATACAAAATTTCAGGCTCTGTGACCTTAATCTGAGTACCTTCTTTAGCAACCTCACTTGCTAGTACGTTAGGGGCTACCAATAGCCCTGCTAAAACTGCCATAGTTGCTGTGATTTTAATTGTGTTTTTCATTTTCTTTCTCCCGTTATTTTTATTTAAGTAATTCTGGATTTTTGTAGATGTTGCCGATGATTTTTCTTTCGCTAGCCACATTACACAATCGTTCGAAATTATTGTATCTAATCAAGCTAGTCGTCCACATTCCCAAATCAGATCTGAACTCGACTACGCCATCTAATATCCCGTCTTTTGAGCCAAGTATATCCCCCTCAAAAATCTCCTTGCCATTCTTATCTTTGAGACCTGTTGATTGCATTGAAACGATGTCATCGAAATCATAGTAACTTAATTGCTCAAAAAAGAGTGTCTTTACACAAATTTGTTTTTCCTCAAAATTAAGAGACACAATATCATCCGCTTCATGCATTACTTTTGTAGCCTTATTCCACGCTCTAAACTTCGTTATCATTTCAAATCCTCCTCTTTCACGAACACACCATCAACCATTTTTCCTTTACGGTCTTTGATTTCGTTCCATGCCAATTCTAGGCAGGCTTCGAGTGTTGTGCCGTATCTAATGCTGATGATTTGCAAGTAGCGGTTGATTTCCTGAATATTCCTCTTGTTGGTCCGAGGTCCAAAGTTTCCGGATAGATCACCGATTGAAATTGCGATGTCACATAACAGTGTAGTCATGCCATGAGGAGAGGTCGGTTCCTCCACATACAAGCTTCCAAGCTCAATCCCACTCTGCTGACAGTAGATGATTTCCACGACCAGCATGTCGCCGATGCTGTCCTTAACTTGTTCAATATTGCCTTTGAGGTGTCCTTGGACAAGTTCCCCGAACTCCTCATATAGTTTCAATAGTTGCTTACGACTGTCAGCTTTATCCAATCCACGGTCTTTCGACCACTGCTGCACGTTTTCGATTAATTCTTTCAGTTCCATAGTTCCCCCTTAAATCAACGTAAAATCATGATGATGTAGTCTGTGTTAATGATTCCATCGCCTTAAAAATTTTCTCAAACTTAGATTTATGTAAAGTGATGTAATTATTTTTCTTAATTTGTTTACAAAAGATACAAATTCGTTCACCAAAATAATTGCAATTTTCTGTCGAACGGTATCTTTCATCTGCCTTGATTTGATCCTTATTCGCTAAACTAACAAGTATCACTTCGTCATATTCTTTCCAATCAGGAAACGCCATACATTTATGTAAATTTTCAAATGCTATATCCGTTAAAATATCTTTAGCCATTATTCCACCTCTTTTTTTAAAGATTAATATAATACTCAAACGCTGGCGTGATACCTTTTCTAGCCATCGCCAAAGCGTCTATTTCCGCTTGCCGTTGTTCCATGTGGTACAGACGCAAGTCTTCTTCGTACTGCTCCATCAGCTCCTCTTGCATGCGTTCCAAGCGCTCTTTTTTAGCACGCTTGCGTGCGTCCATGCGGTTGCCGTACCAGCCGGCTACAAATGCGATGGTTGCAATCAAAGCAACTCCCATGATTTGACTCCCTAATGTTGGTTCCATTGTTTTTTCTCCTCGTTGTGTGATATAATTAAGTAAATACTTTTTCAGAAGCCTAATCGCTTCACTAGTGCCTTGTCCGACTCTATCTCGGCAAGGCTTATTTTTTTAGTCCGGTAGCGGTTTACTTGCTTCCACTTCCAGAACTTTCGGAAGCCCTCATAGTCTACAAACATCAGCTTATGCGTTGGGTTGAAGACATATTGCTCAAATTCTGGATTTTCTCGCATTTCTTTGACAAATTGCTTTGCCGTTGGAAGTGTCAGCCCTTGCCACCTTTGCATTAGATGGTCATAATCTCCGCCTGTCGGTTCTTCCGTTCCGTCAGCTGGCGTGTAGATAATTTCTTTTATCTTTACCTGTGGCATGGCTTCTCCTTTCTACCTCATCAAGTACTCCTGATTAAGGAACTTGTTGATAAAATACTGTTGACCCTTGCCGGTGACCTTGCTTGTCTTGTTGATACTGATATGGCCGTCTGCGTGCTGGATGTTGGTTTCTTTGATTTCAAATAAGCCTAATTCCATTGACTTTTGCGTAGGCATGTTCCAACTCGCTCCACGTTTTTTTATAAGATAGCCATTGTCACGTAGCCAGCTAAACAAGCGATTTGCTCCAATCTTGAAACCATTCTGACTGATGAGCTTGGCTAGGTCTCCGACCAATATAGATGTATGGCTTGCGCTTACCGCATCCGCAAAGAGTACCTTTGGCTTGTCTGCCTCAATCTGAGCTTCTAGCCTGTGTACTTTCTGATCAGCCATGAGTAAGGCTCTTGCCATGATCTTCTCAGGGCTGTTAAAATCTTTCTCTACTTGTATAAAGTATTGTCGGACTTGCTTGCCTCGCTCCGTTCTCTGGATCATGGCAATTTCTTTGGCCATGTCTAGCTTGATGACGTGGTCAGTAGCTCTACGACCTCCTGTACTTTGCGACAAAAATGTCGAAAAGTCTTCGTTTTCTGTAAAGCCATACTCCGTCATTCGCGGGAACCATTTGTCATAAGGTGTTTTTACTTCAAGCGCCTCATGTAGTTGTCTTCCTGAAACTACTGGCTCGTGATTGTCATTA